AGCGAATCTTATGTCAAATCATGAAAATGAGATGTTGATCTATGGTCCCTATGTATAGGGTCTGACTCATTCGTTTTCTTTTGTGAAATTGTGCTCGTTCCTTTGGAATTGATGCTGTTTGGGGTTGAGCTCGTAAACCTAATTCCCAAAATAAGCGGTAATACGCTTAATTTTACAATTATCTTCGATTTTAATTATCAAATTATGTCTGCTAAAGCTACTAGATCTGAGAAGATCTTAGATCGAATTGGTGCTAAGTTGGGTCTTTCTGATGCTGGGAAACAATGGCTTATTGCCGTTTTGGATCCTTTTCATGATAACCCGCTTGATTGTGTTGGCTACCCTGATGGTAGCACTTCACCTTGTGTCACGCGGGTTCAGAAATATACCCAGACTCTTGTTGCACCTCCCGGTTTGTCTACTAGTGCAAACTGGGATGTTATGATTCTTGATACTCCTCATCCAGAATTGATAAAGTTGGCTGCTTCACAAACTGCTCTTTATGGTACACAGCAATCAAACTATATTGGTAATATAGATGCTGTTTCACTTTCATTTGGAGGCCTTTGGTGTGTAACTGCTCCTGCAGGCTCTCTTTTTGATTTTGTTAGCGTTAATAATGGTTTAATTGCTGGTACTTATGGATTGTTTCCATTGAATGTTGATCCTTCTCTCTTGGAGGGTGATTTTCGTGTCATCGCTAAGGGGTTTGAGGTTCATAATGTTACTGCTGATTTGTATAAGGGAGGAACTGTTACAGTGTTTGAGTCGCCTATGGATTCTTTCGACACTGCTCAATCAACAGTGCTTACTAATAGTACTAATACTTCTGTTGTTTTTTGTTCTTCCCTCTTTAATCCTCAGTGGCCTGCGAGTTCAAAACTCGCTTATTCATTGGTCAATTCTAAGCAATGGGAAGCTCGTGATGGTTGTTATGTTCCTGGTCGAACTAATGCAACTGAGCTCCCAATTGAAGATGGTCTTAACTTTACCAATCCTGCTTATTTTGTTGGATCTGCTGATTCAGCATCTTCTATTCCTTGTACTTCTGTTGTTCCCGCTTTGGTAGGAATCGCTAGTGCAATTCCCCCAGTTCTCTGGGAGAATTTCAATCTTACTGGTGCTTTCTTTACTGGTTTAGCTTATCAGTCAGCTTTAACAGTTAATTATTTAATTATAATTGAGAATCATCCTAGTAGTCAAGATACAATTTATAGCTTAGCTAAGCCTCCACCATGTCGTGATGATGTGGCGCTTTCCGTGTATACGTGCATGGTAAGAGAAATGCCAATTGGTGTTACTGTGGCAGAGAATGGTTTAGGTGATTGGTTCGCTAATGCGGTAAGTACTGTTGCAGACTATGTTAGTCCTGTATTAAGTGCAATTCCAC